TTTATTTTTGCAAGTTCACCAGGCATTATTTGATAGTGTGCTTTCTTAGTTGCTTCTTCAATTGTTTCACCATCAAAAAATTCTTCAACATCAGCTGATATTTCTAAACTAGATTGCTTTAAAACTTTAACCATTCAATATTACATTTCTGCTGTAACCAGCATAATCTCTTTTTAGTTCTTGTCGTTCTTCTAGTTTATCAATTAGTACACTAACTGAATTTTTACTCTTGTAACCCATCTCATCAGCCATTTCTAAAAATGTAGGCATATATCCATGTTTTGTACTATATATTTTTATATATTGCAATAGCTTGAGCATTTTGGGTGTCATTGGTCTAAGTCCTCTTTGTTTTGTTTTCATCTATGACTAACCTCCTTAATAATTCTGAGTAGCCATTGATGTCGTCAAAGCTATCTTTTTTGTAATCTTTTGATTGCATAATTCTCCAACACTTTAAAAAAATCATAAATAAACCAAAGAATTTTAAAGGAACTTTAACTTCTTTATTATTATGAATTGTTAAATATTTCTCCATCATTCCTACCATTGCGTAACTTGTATGGTCAAAATGTCCATAATCATTTTGTTTTTCACTTAACAATTTCTCTATATTATTTATAAACTTTACATTATCTGACATAATTTCCTTTACTATCTTTGCACCAATAAGCTGCTACTTGTTTACCTTTGTATCTTGTTCCTATTGGTAAGTAATCTTTTGTTGTAACTTTTTCTATTCTTGCTTGACAATCTGTAGAGGAACTATCAAAAGGAATTGTAATCTTCTCAATAGTTCCATCTACAAAAAACATAAACAGAAAGATAAATTTCACTAATTAAAATGGAATTTCTTTACTCTCTGTTTTAGGTTGTTTAGGTCTAGGCTCATTCTTATAACCAGATAAAATATTACCTGTTTCGTTGATCCAACCTATTAAACCTTTTTGTCCACCAGCTTCAGGATAATTCATATCTCCAGTAAATTTGCCATCATCTCCCTTAAAAAGTACAGCAGTTTGGGAAAATATTTTTATAAATTTAGTGTTACCATCTTTGCTTGTTCCTTTAACACCTAAGATAGTTCCTTTGTTACCATTATCTAAATTTACATTACCTGAAAAATCTATTTTAATAGCTCTTTCATTACTAGCATCATATTGAAATAACACCCAATCTTTTTGTTTAGCATTACCATTCTCTGACATTTGTTCCTCCATTTGTCTTGATTGTTTTTTGTTGTGATTCAAAATCTTTTTTAATTGAATCATTTTGCTTTTCCCAATCTGAATACAAAGCGGTCAACTTGGTTTCTGTTGTTTGCTTTTTAATTGTATCTTTAATTGAAACTTGTTGAGTAGATCCCTTTTGATTGTTTAAGGCATTTACTAATTCTTCTGCACTAGCATATTCTGAACCTGATAATCCAAATGCTGCTAAACATCTTCCTAATGCACTTGAACTACAATTTTCTAATGCACTTGTTTTATTTATAAAAGATGAATTTCTATATTCCTCTGCTGTTCCTACTGCATAAATTGTATCTGATATATAAAGTTCAGTTTTAACAATTACTCTATCAACATCATGGAATAATACTTCTTCATTAAATCTAGCTTCTGGAAAATATTGTAAAAGATGCTTATGTCTTTCATTAACTGTAGAATATTTTTTACCTTTAATATCAACAGTTGGAATTGTTTTTAAATTTTTAAAACATTCTCTCCTTCTTTCTTTAAATCCACCAGATGATTTATTTTTTTCTTCTGTCGTTTCTGTTTTCTTGGTTGTCATTGTTTCCTTCCTTTTGTAGTTTTTGGTTTTCTTTGATTTGGTCTATATCTTTCTGAGATTTTAATTCTAAATAGCTTTTATTCTTAGCAATCATATTTTCTTTAAGCTCTAATAAATCTATTTTCTTTTTAAGCTGTGATATTTCTTCATCTCTTAAATGTAATTGCTCAATGTTTTTCTTTTCATTGTTCTCATAAGCTCTAATTTTAGTTTGCATCTTTGCAAGTTCCATCATTACTTGATCTGTCATTTTTTCCCTTTCATTACTTCTTCAAATGTTAATTTATGAACAATTAAATCTTGTACTGCCTGACCAACTATAGCTCCTATGTCCATGTTAAGATTACCAAATAAAGATTTTCTTTGTTCTGCTGTTAGAACTACATAATCATTAAACCACATATCTAAACTTTTATTTAGTTGGCTTGGTGATAAATGATCTGCTGTAAATGTTCCGCCTTCTTCTTTTTTTGTCCACTCTTTCCCAATTGTTTTCATAGATTCCTTTTATTAATTAATACAAAAATAGTCAATAAATTATACAAATTATATTCAATTTGAGAGTTCATTATCAAATATTATTGTAGCATTAAAACTAAATGAGATTCTTTCCTTATCCTCATCATCAGTATTATAAGGGTAAACAACATGAGATAGTGAATTTGGGAATAATATCCAATCCCTAACCTCTGGCATAACTCTATAAGAATTATTATTAAACATATTTTCAGATCCTTCTATAAACTCTGTCTGACCTGAGAAATCATTATGTTCTTTAGCATTAGTTGTTGAAATCATTTTAGGTATTTGTAAATAACCAACGCAGCTTAAATGATAATTACCATGCACATATTCAGTATGGGTATGGCAAGGGTTATAATCTCCAGGTTTACTAACTACATACCAAGCTGAATTAATTAGAATAGATTTAATTTTATGCTCTATATGATTTTTGACATAAGCATTAATAATTGGATCAAAAAACTTTTGTTTCCATTTAAGCATAATTTCTGGTGAGATTAGATACTCTGAATCCACATGACCGACCAACTTTTTAGACCAATCATGGTTCTTTTGTTTCTCTTTATCTTGTCTTATTTGTTTTAAATCATCTTGAAAGTCTTTCATTAATCCTAATGGCATAACTGCTTTAGCAACTGTTGAACCAAAAGGTTTAAATAATTTAAAATTTATTTTATCACTCATAGATCCTCCATATTATTTAATTCATTTATATTAACTTTATAAGCTGCTGGTCTATTACTATATCCAAAATCGGTTAATCGTTTTGACATCTCCTCATTATCTTCTTTATAAGGAAACCAACCCATAATAGAAAATTCAAAATCTCCATTATGAATAACTAAAACATACTTAGCTTTTTTTTCATTTGGTCTAATTAATAAGAAATTATTATCTTTCTTTTTTTGCGATCTAATCTCTATGCTGCCTTGCATATCAGAATCTGTATATCTAGCATAAGAATCGCTGTATGAGCTATTAAAGTACCTATTTAAACCTTTTGCAAAGGCTACTTCTCCTAAAGAACCTAATACTCCATCTGTTATTTGCTTCTCAAAACCGCCTGTATAACCATAAGAAAAACCCTTACCTTGCTTCAAGTTTTCTATGTATCTTTTAGTTGAGTTTTCAAAGGCTAGTTGCACTTCAAAGGGTTCTAGTTTAACTTTTATCATTCTTTGATCCTTTTATTAGTTGTTTTAATATAGTTGTTGAGGGGTTAAAATCGTAATCACTAAATGAGCAGCTTGATAGCAATATAAATATTATTAAGTATTTCATTTCTTTTTAATAAATCTTTCTTCTTCTTTTATCTGCTTATCCACTTCTTTAAAGCTCTTTCCATTAACATGTTTATACCAACACTCAACGCAATAATTCTTAGTTCCTTCTATTACATCTGCTGGATCGCTACATTTAATACAGACCTTATAATCTCCATATATATTTGTTTTATTCATATTAATTAGTTGAATAATAAAAAATCCACAGAGCTATTTCTATTGCGATAATTGTTTCAAGCATTATTTAATCCTCCAAACTCTTACACCATCTTTATTGGTTTTTTCTTCTGGTATATTCTTTAAACTTCTTTCTGCAACTGAACCTTGTCCATAAAGCTCTATTAAATATCTTCTCAAAGATTTTGGAGAATTAGAATAATAATCAAAATCACATTTTTTATTTAACAAATCTTCCCATTCTTCATTAGAATA